TAAAATTCCCCCAAACAACTCCCACCCCCTCTATTTCCGGCAACCCCCCCCGTCAGGAGTCCCAAAATTGCATTTGCAATTAAAGCGATTGCATTTGCAATCTAGTTACAGAAATAAATTTATGTTGCGCATTTTTGTCACCTGATGCCACCTAGCCTTATCTTTGCTGGCAGCTTGTAGCCCGCGCCCCGTCTGGCTTTCAGGAATTTGTGCCGGATTTGTCACTTGTAACAAAAAAACTTTTAATACTTTTTGTCACAAATAGTGGTACTGTATACACAGGGGGAAACGTCTACTACTGTAATAGTCTCCTTGAGTCCCCCTAGCTTAACCCCTGTTGAGTTTAGCTTCGCTCCGGGGGTTTTTTTTGTGGGGTATTGTTTTTATTAGATTTTCTTTCTATACTTCCGCAACGACGACAGTCTGCAAAAAGGTGTTTCTGTAATGACGTTTGCCATTACACCGGAACTGGGTATTGAGATACCCGACAACTATTCGTATATGGATTTACGCGAGCGCGTTGAAGCGGCGTGCAATACATTGTTTATGCTCGAAGAGCAGGGGCTGGAGATTCCGGAACCCGATGACGTTGACCGGGAAACCGCCGCAACGTTAGCAATGGCCTACGCCGCTGACGTAGAAAAAACATCCAAAGCCGCTAACGCTACTCGCGTTGCGCAACTTACGTCCGCTTCGTTAATAGAGACACATGGAATCCTCAAAGAGTACGGAAAGATCGTAGCTACCCATGCTGCCGAAATCCGTCACACCGTTGTTAATAAACTTATTCTGGAAACAGAGAATCCCGATGCCCGGATACGCATCAAAGCGTTAGAGTTACTAGGCAAGATGGGGGATGTAGCGCTGTTTGCGGATAAAAAAGAAGTTACCGTTACCCACCAGAGTTCTAAGGACATTAAACAGAAGTTACAAGAGCGCTTACTCCAGCTAAAACAGACAGCGGAAGGCGTTTACGAGGCTGAAGTTGTGCCGGAAACGGTGGGGGACGGGGAGTAATGAGTGTTACTGCTGCGGATTTAGGGTTCTCCCCCCAAGATTTAGACCTGTTACTGGCAAATATTGATACTTATACGGTCGAAGAGCAGGAAGAACTGCTAAAAACCATAGATGAGTACCAGAATCGTCAGAAAATTGAGGCGGCAAAAGCGGATTTAATAGACTTTTGTTGCCTGATGCAGCCAGATTACAAGGTTGGGAAGCACCACCGCATCTTGGCAGACCTGTTGATGGAGATCGAGCAGGGGCGGGAGTACGCTTTTGATGGAAAACCGGCTGAAGGGACGGGGAAAGACCGTATCTGTGTCAACATTCCACCGCGTCATGGTAAGTCTCAGCTTGTTTCTATCTACTTCCCGGCGTGGTTTCTGGGTAGGAACCCTGAGAAAAAGGTAATGATGGTGTCTCACACCACTGACCTTGCGGTGGACTTCGGTAGAAAGGTGCGAAACCTCATAAATACGCCCCAATATCAAGAAATATTCCCTGAAGTACAGCTTGCCATAGACTCTAAATCAGCGGGGCGGTGGAATACCAACAAAGGCGGGGAGTATTTCGCCTGTGGTATCGGTAGCTCCATTGCCGGTCGTGGTGCGCACTTGCTTCTGGTTGATGACCCCCACTCAGAACAGGACGTTTTGAACGGTAACTTTGAGGTTTTTGACAAAGCGTACGAATGGTTCACTTTTGGTGCCCGTACGCGTCTTATGCCGGGGGGCCGCGTAGCTATTATCCAGACTAGGTGGCATTTGGATGACCTGACAGGTCGCGTAACCCGTGATATGGCCCAGAACTCAATGGCTGACCAGTACGAAATCGTTGAATTTCCGGCGATTTTAGAGGTTGAAAAGGGCGATGCGTTTGTTGAAAAACCCCTCTGGCCTGAGTTTTTTAACCTAGACGCACTGCATAGAACAAAGGCTTCAATGCCCCTATTTCAGTGGAACGCCCAGTATCAACAGCAACCAACCGCTGAAGAAGCCGCGTTAGTTAAGCGCGAATGGTGGAATGAGTGGACAGAAGAGCTTCCACCCAAGTGTGAATATATGATTATGTCGCTGGACGCTGCCGCTGAAACGCATAATCGGGCTGACTTTACAGCCATGACAACTTGGGGCGTATTCTTTAATAATGACCAAGATCGCTACGAGATAATCTTGTTAAACAGCGTCAAAGAACGTCTGGAGTTCCCTGAATTAAAAGAATTAGCCTATAAAGAATATTTGCACTGGGAGCCAGATGCGTTTATCGTTGAAAAGAAAGGAAGCGGAACGCCGTTATATCAAGAACTTAGGCGCATGGGTTTAGTCGTCCAAGAGTATACCCCTCACCGGGGTTCAGGTGATAAGATGGCGCGGTTAAATTCCGTTGCAGATATAATTAAAAGTGGTTTAGTGTGGGTTCCACAAACACGTTGGGCTGAAGAAGTTATAGAGGAGATAGCGGGTTTTCCGTTTATGTCACATGATGACTTAGTGGACAGCACAGTAATGGCGCTTATGCGGTTTAGACAGGGCGGGTTTTTACGCCTACCGACAGACGAACCAGAAGAGCAACGTTATTTTAAAGGTTACAGACACGGTGGGTTCTATTAATGCTGGATGCAGACTCGCGGAAATGGATAACTAAGAACTTATCGTTATTTACTCCAGAAGTGAAAGAGATGGCAAAAACGAGGCTAAGTATTTGTCAGAGTTGCCCAGAGCTAACACCGAAATTGAACAGGTGTAAACAATGCGGGTGTTTAATGCCCGCTAAAGTATTTTTTAAAGGTTCTTTTTGCCCCCTGAAGAAGTGGGAAGCAGAGAAATAATATGGCTATAGAAAGAAACACATACGAAGCTCAACAAGGGTTACTAGAAGACGGCGCAGATACCGTTGTAGCTATGGATGTTATGTCCGACGCTCCTGTCCAAGTTGAGCTTGAAGACGGTAGTGTAGAAATAACTTTTGGTGAAGAACTTAATGATGCGGAGTCAGTACCGTTTGATGCTAACTTAGTGGAATATTTAGACGAAGGTATCGTAGAAGAACTTTCGCAAGACTTACTTGGTTACGTCCAAGCCGATATAACCAGCAGGAAAGACTGGGCCGATACTTTTGTTAAGGGGCTTGAGGTCTTAGGCTTTAAGTACGAAGACCGCTCTATGCCGTGGGAAGATGCCTGCGGTGTGTACAGCACTGTGCTTGCCGAAGCAGCTATAAGGTTCCAAGCCGAGTCTATGTCAGAGACTTTCCCGTCTTCTGGCCCTGTTAAAACTAAGATAATTGGCGAAATAACTAAAGAAAAAGAAGATGCAGCCTTGCGTGTAAAGGCTGATATGAACTACGAACTTACTGAAGTTATGGTGGAGTACCGTCCTGAACACGAGCGGTTGCTTTATACCCTTGGGCTTGCGGGTTCTGCGTTTAAGAAAGTCTATTATGACCCGAATATTGGGCGACAAGTCGCTATATTCATTCCACCTGAAGATGTTGTTGTACCTTATGGCGCGTCTAATATTGAAAGTGCTGAACGTGTTACGCATGTTATGCGTAAGACTAAGAACGAAATTAAAAAACTACAGGCTGCTGGATTCTATACAGATGTTAATCTTGGTGAGCCACAACCATACCGTACAGATATTGAAGAGAAGAAAGCTGACGAAGGCGGTTACTCCATAACAGATGATGACCGTTACGCTATTTATGAGATTCATGCTGATCTTGTCATCGAAGGACTTGATGAGGAAGATGACGAAGATATTGCAAAACCTTACGTAGTGACTATTGAACGTGGTCGAGGGACAGTATTGGCTATACGCCGTAACTGGAACCCAGATGACTCGTTAATGTTAAAACGCCAGCATTTTGTTCATTATAACTATGTGCCCGGATTTGGTTTTTACGGTCTTGGTTTGATACATATTGTCGGTGGCTATGCTCGTGCGGGCACCTCTATTATTCGCCAGCTTGTTGATGCTGGTACATTGTCAAATCTACCGGGCGGTTTGAAGTCGCGCGGGCTTAGAGTTAAAGGTGACGATACACCGATTGGCCCCGGGGAGTTTCGTGATGTGGATGTACCTAGTGGTTCCATCCGCGACAACATCATGCCGCTACCATATAAAGAGCCTTCCCAGACCCTACTGGCGTTGTTAAGCCAAATCACTGAAGAAGGTCGTCGTTTGGGAGCAATCTCAGACATGAATATCAGTGATATGAGCGCCAACGCGCCAGTAGGGACTACTCTTGCCTTACTGGAAAGAACACTTAAACCGATGGCAGCAGTTCAAGCCCGCGTACATTACTCAATGAAACAGGAGTTTAAGTTACTCCGCGCTATCATTGCTGAGTACGCTCCGGAAGAGTACATGTATGTGCCTGATCGCGGCGAACCTCGTGCTAAACGAGATGACTACGCCGTGGTGGAAGTAATCCCCGTCAGCGATCCCAACAGCAGCACGATGGCTCAACGCGTGGTTCAATACCAAGCTGTCTTGCAAATGGCGCAGGCCGCCCCACAAATATATGACTTGCCACAGCTACATCGTCAGATGATTGAGGTTCTTGGAATAAAGAACGCCGATAAACTTGTACCAACAACTGACGACATTAAACCGACTGATCCAGTCAGCGAGAATATGAATATTCTTAATGGCAGACCGATAAAAGCGTTTATTTATCAGGATCACACTGCCCACATAGCTGCGCATCAATCTTTCATGCAAGACCCACAGATTGCTGCATTTGTTGGGCAAAACCCAGCCGCACAGCGTATGCAAGCCGCACTTATGGCTCATGTAGCAGAACACGTAGCGTTTGATTACCGTAAACAGATGGAAGAAAAACTTGGTGTGCCCTTACCGCCGCCGAACGAAAACCTCTCCGAACGTGATGAATACTTGTTGGCATCTCTTATTGCTGAAAGTGGACAACAGCTTACTCAACAGAAACAGGCAGAAGCGGCAAGACAAGCGGCACAACAACAAGCGCAAGACCCTGTTATTCAAATGCAACAGCAGGAACTACAGATTCGTGCGGCTGAACAACAGCGTAAAGCACAGAAAGATCAGGCTGATGCTCAGATAGCGGCGGCTAAACTAGAACTTGAAGAAAGGAAAGCAAACAATACTGCGTCTCTTGAAGCAAGCCGCATAGCCGCGCAAACAGACCAAGCTAACGCCAGACAAGATTTAGACGAAGCTAAAGCAATTCTTGACTTAGCAAAAGCCCAGCAGGTAAACCAAGGTGGCTAAAAAAGCAGAACGCAATACCTATGAAATGATGCAGGAAGGTAAAGGTGTTAAAGGTACGTCTATTGGTGGTGGTGCTATTAAGAGAAGCACAATGAGTAAAGACCAGAAGCGTAATTACAAGAAGTACAAGGGCCAAGGTAGGTAGTTTTGTACGTTGAACCACAGAATAAAAAATGTAAAAACTGCGAAGTAGTAAAGCCGTTAGACGCGTTTGAACCACAACGTCGAGTATGCAGAGTATGTAAAGATATAAAAGCTCGTATAAAGCAGTCCTCCACACCAGAAGGTTTTTTAGCTTCTTTATACACACACGCTAAATACACATACACAAGCAGGAAACACAATAGAAGTC